CTGTTGCGGAACGTATCGGTGAGCTTCGGCTTCATGCAATCAAACCTGAGAGGCGCAGGCGACGCCGAAAAAGATCAGCCATGCGCCTGCAACGTTGTGACCGCTAACGAGCGCCCAGACACCGACGGCGCAAAGGCCCACGGCCGCGATCGACTTGGACAGAGATTTCACCGCCCTTCCTCCATTGCTGCACACAGCTCGGCGAGCGAGCCGAATGACCGACCGGGCAACGCGACCGCGCTGAACGATGTACGCCACGGGCCGCGCAGTCTCAGCCTGACATCCGAGCGCTCGATCGCGGCGAACTTGTTGCGCCAAACCGTTTCGGTGCCGCCGCCGGGAAGGCGCCGGTGCGACTTCACCTTCCACGAACTGCTGAGCGCCACCGCGGGCGGAAACGGAAACCGGCGCGCGATGGCGTAAACGCGCACCGGCTGCCATTCCTGCTGCAGGAACGACCAGCGATAGACGTCCTTCGGCGCTCGTGCGAGGCGCGACTCCATTGCGACGACGTTCGTCATGTGCGCTCTCCTGGTGTCGTGCGCACGACGGGCAGCTTTGCGCCGCCGATGCGTTTCACCGTGACCTCGAACTCGACGTCGAAACGATCGTTGACGAAGCGCGTCGACGTTGCGCCGTCCTGCAGGCGGCGCATCACGTGAAGCATCAGGTCGACGAAGAACATGTACTCGTCACTACGAACCGGTTTCGGGCGCACGGCACTCACCTCACTTCTTCGGCGGGCGAGGCCCGTCGAAGTGCCCGTGGAAGATCGGATCGGCGTCGACGATCATGCCGAACCGGCAGAACTTGTTGTCGAAGCTGACCTGGCGCACGTTCGGATGCTGGATGCTGTACAGCTCGCCGGCGAACACGAAGTTCGTGAACTCGCCGTCGTCCCAGAACTCCGTGAGCAGCCCGCCTTTCTGCACGAGGAAGATCGGCGCCGGGTATTCGAAATCGATCACGCCGCCGTAGGTGCCGTTGCATTCGCCCTGCGCCGCGTGCGCGCGCTCGAACGTGCCGAAGAAAAGCACGAGCGCCCAGAGCAGGCACGCGGCCTGGATGAGCACGCGGCGTCCGATCCACACCTGAGTCGCGTGGCTCTCGCAGTCGAAGAACGCGGCGGCGCCGCTGAACGTGTACCAGGTGCCGACCACCATGTTCGCAATGAGGTAGATCTGGATGCCGTTCATGCCGCCTGCTCCAGCTCGGTGCTGAAAGGCTCGATCGAGAAATCTTCGATGTCCTTGTTGATCTTGATCCCGCGAACGCCCTTGACGGCATCCGTCTCCGCCAGGATCGCTTCCTTGTTCACTTCCTCGGTCTTGCGGACGAAACGGTCGAGGCCCAGCGACTTGAGCGATTCGATAACGTCGTCGGCGCCGCGCACCGTCACGGAAGGCGGCCGCGTGCGCCACTTCACCTCGCCGCTTGCGAACGCGACGGTCTTCGTCTTGTTGTTGAACGTGATCTCGACGCGATTGGCCTCGCACCAGGACTGCACGCCCGCGCTCAGCTCCGCGATCTGCTCCGCGTGCACGAGCGCCTGCGCCTCGAACTTCTGGCGCACCTTGGCCAGCTCGTCGTTCATCGCCGCTTCAATGCGCTGGCGGTCACGCTGGTGCCGGCCGATCTGCGCGATCGCGGCCACGACCTGGTCGCGTGACTGCGGCGCGTCGACGGCTTTGGATTTCACTCGGTTGGGTTTCTTCGCCATGTTCAGCTCCTGGGATATGCGCGTCCTGCGCGGTTCATGGCGCCGAGTGCAATGTGCAGTTGCGTCAGCAGCTCTTTGGCGTGGCCGTGCTTGATTGCATCGGCCAGCGCGTCGTTGATGTCCTCGTGGATGACGTCAATCCGCTTGGACAGGTCGAAATCGGGTGCCACAGCGCGCCGCGCGGCGATCTGGGCGTTAACCCAGCGCTCTTCAGCAGCCCGATCCCGGACGGGACCGCACGGCGGCTCTGGTGTTGCTTCCGGCGTTTCGCTTTTTCCAGCTTTCGTTTCAGGAACCGGCGGGTTCGTCTCGCTCGCGGCCGATTCGGTCCGTTCTGCGCGGGCGATCGTTTCGCGCGCGGCTTGCCGCACTCCCTTGCCCGGTTTGCGCAGATCGCCGATGGTGCCGAACGCCGGCGTCGGTGTTGCCGCTTTCGCGTCGTGGGTTTGCGCCTTCGGCCCAGGGCGCCCCGGCTCGAAGTCCGCCACGAGCCCGTAGGACGCGCGGCCATCTTCAATGACCGCGTCGAGTTCGCCGCGCGTCTTCATCTGATGCACGGTCTTGCCTGCCTGACGACGATCGTCGGCATCCCACGAATTGGCGTCAGCCATTTGCGCCAGTGACAGCCGGCCGCCGACATCCTTGAGCGCCTTGCGGATCTGCTGTGCGATGTTCATTAGCGGTCCTCCGGCGGGTTGCGCAGTTGGCCCAGCGTGTGGCGGATATCGAGCAGGCTGACGGCGAGGCGGCCGAGCGGTGTGCCGATGCCTTGGCAACGCTCGCAGCCGAGGTACTTGAGCAGCGGATCGACGAGCGAAATGAGGTGCTCCGCTTCCTGCGCGGTCGGCTGCATGTCGGCAAGTTTCGTGACGTGCGCGCTCATGCCGCGCCTCGCACGTGTTCGGCCGTGTGCCACTGCACGCGGCAACCGTGGATGACGGCCGTGTGCAGCGTTTCGCGGCGGCCACCGAGCGTGCGCGTGATCGCAGTACCGGGCTTGGCGCCCGGCGGCTCGCGATCGACGCCGATCACGGGCATCCCGCCATCGACCTCGACGGTGACGACGGCGATGCCCATGTCGTCCAGCTCGAACACCGCGCCGATCGCGGCGGTCAGGCCCTGACGGATCTGCTCGTTGATTTTGGTTTTCATGCGGCTTTTTCCCCTATTGGAAGTTGGAGCTGTCCGCGGAAGTCGGGCAGCTGGACACGCTTCATCGCGGCGACCTGGCGCAGCGACGTCATCGCGCGGTGGTAAAGAAACAGGCACGTCGAATCGAGTTCGTCCGCGTTCGACGCGAGGTAGTAACCGTCCGCTGGCGTGGCGCAGATCGGCTGGCCGGCGTTGCGCAGCGCCTCGACGACACGGCGCAGGTAGCGCTCGCCGGCCGGGCTGTAGCAGTCGAGCAGATGGAACACGAGCTGGCGCGCTGTGATGCCGCGCTTCGCACCGACGTGGTCGCCGAGCACGTCGAGGACGATGCTCGGATGCATCGCTGTCTCGATCGACGCGTCGACCTGCTCGCGCGCGGCGGCGCGCGCGGCTTCGTCCATGAATCGGTTCTGCTCGTTTTCCATCGCTCTTCTCCTGGTCAGCGGCAGCGCGGCGGGATTTCGCGCTCGTACTCGTGGATCAGCTTCGAGATCTGGTCCGACGTCAGTTCCAGGAGTACGTCGTCGACGCGCGCGCCGAGGCGTTGCTCGCCGAGCCCGGCGAGCACGAAGTGCCGGCGGTGCTGCAGCGTGATCTGGAAGCCGTCGAGCGACAGCTTCTGCATCAGGCGGCGCACGTAGGTCCGCTGGTACGGCGTGGACGGCTTGCGTGCGCGAGCGGCTTCGCCGCGCGAACCATCGCGTGCGTCTGCGTCGAACATCATTCTTCGTCCTCCTGGTCGAATTCATCGACGTCGACGAACGCGACGCGGTGCGCCTCGCACTTCGGGCAGATGACGTGGATCTCGATCTCGCCGGTGTCGAGCGCGAGGAACTCGATCGGCGCGATGCAAAGGTCCTCACCGCATTTGCAGGCGAAGATCGGCTTTGCCGTTTGGTTGCTCATTCCGCACCTCGCCGGTTCGGGCACGTCGGGCACTGCAGCGCGAACTGCACGCGCATCGGATTGGTCGCCGCGAAGCGCTGCCGCTGGAACTCCAAGCAGCGATTGCGCGGCATTTCGCCGACGACGGGACAGTCGACGGTGAGGCCCATCAGCGCGCCTTCCACGGCGCGCTGGACGGCCTTCAAATCGCCCTTGTAGGTGCCTTTGAGCACCTGGTTGACGACGGTGGCCGAGTAGCCGATCCGTTCGGCCACCTTGGCCTGCGACCGCTTGGCGCAGGTCTCGCGCAGCACCGTGATCCAGTCGCTTTCAGGTTTTGAACTCATACAAACGCCCCTCGTTGTGGTCGTACATCGACCGAGTGTTCGGCGCGCGCCGCACTGCTGCCGGCGGCTTCGGGCCGGTATCGCGCACCAGTCGAAAAGCCTTCAGGCGCCCGCGCAGCTTCCCGTGCACAGTGCCGATCGCTTCGATGTAGCCGGCCTTCGCCAGAAGGACGATGTACAGCTCGATCGACTTGTAGGTGCAGCCCGTGATTGCTTCGAGCTGCGCGCGATCGAACGTCCGCGCGATGCGTATCGCCTGCCAGATCTTCTGCCGACCGAGGTGCTCGGTCGGGAAGCGTCTCCGGCGCGTCACACGCAGCCGTGCTTCGCGCTCCGCGGGCGTCATCTCACTTCACCGCGGAGAGCGCGCCGCGCTTCACCGGCGCCGCCGGCGCCTTGCCGACGAAGAACTCGGCACCGGCCGGCCAATCCGCGGCGCTGACCTTCGCCAAGCCGCGCGCGCGTCCGATCTGCTCGATCTTGTTGAGGCCGATGCACGTCAGGCGCACGGAACCGAGCGCGGCTTCGTGCAAGCGCGCGAGCAGCTCGGGCGTGACTTCGACGTCCAGCAGGTGCCGCGCGAGCAGCGTCACGTCGTCGAAGCTGGCCGCCTGGAACTCGACGGATTCGGCGATGCGGCCACTGAGCTGGGGCAGATCGGAGATCTTGCTGCGGAACTTCTGCATGCCGATCAGCACGACCGGCATGGTCGACAGGTCGTGAATGTCGCGCAGCGTCTCGACCAGGCGCTTGTTGCCGAGCAGGTAGTCCGCTTCATCGACGAACAGCGCGCGCTTCGATTCCGCGAGCGCCTTGACGATGACGTTCACCGTGCCGACGTTGGTCGGCTTCGGGTTGACGTCAAGTTCCGTGCAGATCGATTCGAGCAGGCTCTTCGGCGTGGTCATCGACTGCGCACGGACATACACCGCGCCGAGCTGCACGATCAGCCAGGTGACAGCCGTCGTCTTGCCGTAGCCGGTCGGGCCTTCAATCAGGCCCATGCCGGGCATGCCCGGCGCGCGGTGAATCAGAGCGCTCGCGGCGTCGGCGAGCCGCGAGATATTGGAGATGGGAACGATTTTGGAGCGCATGCAATTTCCCCTACTGGTGGACTACTGGTTGTCGTCGAGCGCACGCGCGAGGAGCATGTCCAGCTCGCGCAGGCGGTGGGCCAAATGGCCCTCTTCGTGAAAGCAGTTGTATTTCTCGTCTAGCGTGTGGAACGCGGCCACGCCAAAGCTCTGCAGCACGGTCCAGCGACCGCGGAACTCGCTGCTCTGGCAGTAGCCTTCGATACGCGCGTTGTCGAAGACGGTGCGGTCGGCCGGGTCTTTCATCAGAATTTCGAGCGCCACCTTCATGCGCGACTCGATTTCCTCTTCCTCGCTCCGCACGAGCCGGCCGGCGTCGCGAGCCTCGCCAAGGACCTTGAAGAATTCTTCGCGGACTTCTGCGACGTGCTTGGTCTCGGCGCGTGTCTGATCGTCGAGCGCCTCAGCGGCACGTTGCGCCTCGGCGAAATGCTCCGACGCGTCGATCACGTTCTTGGCCAGCGGCAACATCGCGAGGCTGGCGTTTTCGCGCGCCTTGGCGTCGAGGATCTCGAACGCGATGTCCTTGACGTTCGCTTTGCGCTTGAGCGCCTGCATTTCGGCGCGCTTGGCAGCGATGCCGCGCTTGCGCTCGGCCGCTGCAGCGGCGGCGATCTCCGCGCGGCTCACGCCGAGGATTTCGGGGCACTCCGCGATACAGCAGAACGCGCCGTTGTGATAGACGACGATGCGGCCGGCGTCCTGCTCGTCGTAGAGCACCTGGACGCTTTCGCCGACCATGCAGTGCAGCTCAGGCGCGATGTATTCCAGCTTGTCGACGCGGATGCCCTTTTTGCCGACGCGGCGGATACCGTCGTTGTCGGGCGCCGGTGCAAGCAGCAGATCGAGAACGCGATCGTTCTCGATGCGGCGCACCTCGCCAGTCCAGGAGGCGACGCGCTGGAAAACCGTCTGGCCGTGCAGGCCCTGCTGTGATTCGTGCTCGTACAGGTCCGAGCACCAGCGGTCGCAGAATTGCTGCAGCTCCGCCGACGAGAGCTTGATTTCGATGACCTCGTTCTTCTTGAAAAGCCGCTCGGCGAAGCTCTTGCTCGCGCGCACCGCTTGCTGGTCCGCGACGTTGTGCCCCAAATATCCGGGCAGCATTTCAAGCAGCGAATGGGAGAACGTGCGAAAACCCGATTCAACGTGCGGTTTTTCCCACGGTGAAAACGGCGTCGAGACGAGCACCTCGATACCGAGGCCGGCGAACGCGCGCATCGTGCGATCGCTGACGTAGTCCCGGCCGTTGTCGACCTTCGCTTCTTCCGGGATGCCCCATGCGCGAATCGCGCGGCGCAACGCCTGGCTGACGGCTTCGGAACTCGACGACTTTGAGACGTAGAACAGGCGCCGGCGCGGCCAGACGTCGACGATCTGGACGATCGTTGCGCGACCGTCCGTCAGCATCACGTCCGCCGAGGTGGAATCGAACTCCCAGCGCTGGTTCAGTCGCGTGATGCCTTCGCTGGCACTGCCGAACGCGCTCATATAGCGGTTCTTCCATGCGTCCGGATTCGCGATCGCGGTGTAGAGCTGCGGGTTTTCGAGTTTGAAGCGGCCAATGAAGCGAGCGGCGGTGCGTTCGGTGACAGCACCTTTGCCGAAGCGCGCGTTGATCGCGAGCTGCATGTTCTTTCCGCTGATGTGCGGCTGCGCTGTGAGCAGGCCGAGTACAAACTCGCGGATTTCCTTTTGGGACTCGATCTTGCCGGAGCCCTTGCGGTTGCCGTATTCGCCGGCGAGCGCGGCCGCGCCCTGTGTGGCGAGCGTCCGCTGCCAACGGCCGATGCTCGCCGGCGATACGTCGCCGTCAACGAAGCGTTTCACGTTCTCTGGAAGTTGGATTTCGCCGGTGCGCATCGCGCTGCAGAATTGCTCGCGTGCGGCGCAGAGGCCGAGGCCGTGATGCCGCGCAAACTGCTGCACGCGTGTGATCACGTCGAGCTTCGCGTCCATGCGATCGCGCGCGGTTCCGACGAGTCCGACCGCCCGCGCAGTACCTTCCTCGCGAATGCGCTGCGCAGCAGCGGCGTCGATCTTCTCGCGCAGCGCGACGCGGCGGCTGATCAGTTGGCCGACCTGGAAATCGGCGGAGGCTTGCGCGGCGTTCGCTGCGGCAAGCGCCGCGGCACGACGCAGCGCGACCTGCACGTCTTGCGGAAGCGAGTCGACGCGGTAAAGACGGCGCTTGCCGCCCGAGGCCATTTCCTCTGTGAACGGCCACGCCTCTTTGGTCGAACGTTTCAGCGCGCCGCGTTTCGTGACGCCGAGCCCTTCGGCGATCGATCGAATGTCGACGCGGGCGATGTCCTGTGCGGAGCCGTCAGCCATCACGCCTGCCTCCGAGGAACTACTTTTCCCGGTTCCGTCCAGACGCCGCGCACGTACTCGACTCGATCTGGGAAGTACCTCTCGATCTTGGCCACGGCGCGGTGGATCGTGGCGCGAGAGCATCCGTGTCGTGCCATCAGATCGGCCAGGCCGACCGGTGCGCGGCGTGCCATCAGGTCCGCGGCAAGCTGCAAAATGAATCCTTGCGACCCGTCTGCGTGGTGCTTCGCGGACATCAGCGAACCCTCCGGCGCAGCGCTTTGAGTTCGCGCGCCTGGGCGGAGGCTTCGTTCGCGACGTGTTCCAGCCGACCGATCTCGGCGTCCAGCGTGGCGGCGCCGTAGCGCGCACGTCCGCCGAGCTTCGATGCATGCCAATCGCACGCGCTGCAGCTGCTGCAGACGATTTCCAGCACGGGCACGATCCAGAACGGGACGTTGAATTCGTCCCGTGCTTCGCTGGTGTAGCCGTCGAGCATGGCCTTCGTGATGTCTCGGCCGGCCAGTCGGCTCGCGCGCGCGGAGACTTCCCAGCGATCGATGCCTGCTGCGGCCGCCGAAGCGAGCATCGCGGAGAGCAGCTGGCTGACCTCAGCACGGAAGTCCATCGACGCGGGCACCGGAGCGGCGGCGCGCGGGATCTCGAACAGATCGAGCGTGACCTGGTCGCGGCGGCTCATTGCGGCAGCCCCCAGAATTTGCAGATGGCGCCGAACACGGCGCCGACCGCGAGCGCGATGCCGAACACGATGTCGTCGGTCATCGGCTGCTGCTTCAACGCGCGCAGGATGCTGCGCGCCCCCTCGCCCCATAGACGGCGCATTTGTCTACGCCGCCGCCTTCGTTTGCGGATTGCCGAAATCCCCGGAAATGCTAGGCTTGAGTCCGAGTGCGACGGCGATCTCGTGAGCCTTGCCCCAATTGGCTTTCAGCTGGCCGTTGAGGACGCGGTAAACGTCCCGCCGAACGTAGCCGCGGTCCTTGCACCATTGCGTGATCGTTTGCCCGCGGGCCTTGAAGCCCGCCTTCACCTGTTCCGGAGTCAGAACCGTAGCTTTGCGTGTCATGTTTTGCCCTGTCGTGATCCGTAGATGGGAGAGACCTCTACGGCGCAGATACTAGACCTGTTTTTCGGTCTTGTAAACCGAATTTCGGTTCACAGCGTGGGTGTGAACCAGTATTCCGGGCAAAAGCGCGCTATTCCGCACAGGAATGCGGTTTTCTGGGCAGGTGTGAACAGCTGTTGTGAACTGTTTTTCGGTTCACACCTGAGCGGAGAAAAAGTGTGAACACAGATTTTCGTGTCGAGACGGGGAAGCGTTTGGTCCGCATACGAGGGGAAGCGACACAGGAGGACTTCGCCAAGCGGCTCGGCGTCCACAAGAACACGTATGGCGGCTATGAGCGCGGGACTTCCGAGATCCCGGGCGACGTCCTGCGGCAGCTGGCATTTGCCGGCTGGAATCCGGTATGGGTATTGACGGGCGAGGGCCCGGAGCGCCTTCTTTCATCGACGCCCCCGGATGCAACCACGGACCTTGCGCTTTCCGTGGTCCGGTCCGATCCAAACGCTACGGCGCGGCAGGAATCTCGGTTCGATCGCGTAGCGGAGGGCATCGCGAAAACGGCGCCACAGAGCCATTCTCAGCCAGTGCGACTCGAAGAACTGACGATGGCCCTCCAGCTCGTGGACGAAGCGCTCGAAGGAAAGACGCTGGAAGCCGCCAAACGCGCCGAGCTGGTCGGGCTGGTCTATGAAGGACTCGTCGAAGGGCTGCCCGAAGCTACCGTTCTGCGGTGGGCGCGAACCGCGTCCAAGTAAACAAGGGGCTTTCCCATGCTCGACCTCGCGCGCGTGCAGCGCATGCGGCGGCTACTGCAGGAGGCAGCATCCGCGCCGGCCACAAATGCCATCGCCGTCCGGGTTTTTCCCGGCACACAATTCGAAGACCCGATGTGCACCGCCATACGACGGCGCTCGATGGTGATGCAGATTTCGCTGGCGACGAAGCACTACGACCTCAAGGGGGACGTCGACGCATTCGTGGCTGCTGCCGGTCAGTGCTCGCTTTCTGGCCTTTCCACACCGCAGCTCGACAAGCTCGCGACTTACTTGGCCGATGCGATGGACCGCGCCTCGACGGCCTGCGACCACCCGGACGATCCACCGGCGCGGTAGTATTTCGCAAACCATGTGTCCGCCAGGGTGATGGCGGGCCGACGATTTCTCAAACCATCTGTCATGGCGCACGCTCGGCGTGCGCCGCCGCAAACCCCCGAAAAACCGCGTTCTGACGCCGTTTTTTCCCGATTCGTCCCGTTTCGTTTTGCTATATCCCGGATTGATCAAACCATGTGACCGGGAACACCCGCGCCTATCGGCGCGCTCTCTCCGCCAGCGGGGCAGGCAAATATCGCGTTCTCCCCCGCGAGCGGGAGAGGTGATATTGCGAGACTTACTTCACCCGACCCTGGTACTCGCCCGTACGCGTGTCGACCTTGATCTTGTCGC